TGCGTTAGGCGTGTTGTCGATGTTTAAACGCATCGCCGTCTGGCTCTTTGTCATCTCCTGCAAGGTGAAGTGCGGTGAAAGGCGCATATCGGACGGCATTTGCTTTACAGGAGTTGTTACTTTTTTCCGCGCATACTCATCAGCTTGTCAGCACCCTTGATGCCGAAGCTGCTAGATACAGCGATAAAGAGAAGATATTGATACCAGTCTGGCAGAGTGTTCAGCACCTCAAAGCCAGCCTTCACATGCTCCGTCAGTGACGGAATGAAAACTAATATAGACGGGAGCAGCAACACCACGAGAGCAAACTCATCTTTCCATGAGTCTTTCGTCGCGTCAGCCATGTTAGCTTCCCAATCGACATCACCCGTTGCAATGCGTTTTTGAACCTCTGCATCTGCCTTTGCCTTCTCAACTTTGACGACAGCCTTCGCCTTCGTCTCCTCTACTTTCCCCTCGACCCAATTGCCAGCAATGTTAGCCACTGGCCCTAATAACATCTTTAGCATCGTCTCTTCCTAACCTCTGCCAGAGCTTTAGCAATCATAGCAGACTCCGACTCTTCAAACTCATACACTTTGATGGTTGTTTTTTTCCTTGTAATTGTGCTTGTGCATCTTATCACACAGCGGCGTAATTCCAAAGCAACATAGCAGATTATGTCTGCGTCCTTCGTTGTAATCATGCGCTTGGTTTTGCTGCCACGGCTGGTCATAAAGCTGTAGCGTCTATTGTAGCCATCTCTGGCAGAGGCAGCTTTCACCTCGACTCGATAGCTGTCACCCTCGTCATCAAAGATAATTAGGTCAAACCCTTCGTGGTTTACACGAGCCGCCTTGTAGCCGTTTTCCTCAAAAATAGCTTGAGCCAGTAGCTCACCTATTCTTCCTATCTGGACTGCATTACGCACAGTCTTGAAGGCCATATTACTTCAAAGGATTACTTGCGGCGTCCAATCCGCGCCACAGGTCATCTATCTCCCTGTTGATTTTTCCAAATTTAGTGTCGATTGATTTGACCTTCTCGTCAAATTGTTTCACCAGTAAATCGTTAGCGGTTGTGGTTGTCTCCACCTCTGCGATGCGGTCGCGCAAGTCAAGCAACTGCTTTTGGTTTTCCATAATCGTTTCGAGATTCGTGCCAAGCACAGTGAGCTTCTCTGCCGTCTGACCATTGCCTGCAACAGCATCCTCCACGGCAGCTATCCTGCCAAAGAACTCAGCAGTAGCCCAGATGCCACCGCCAACTGTCGTGCCGATAGACAAGACAATGGCAATCCAAACACCGCGCAGCTTAGTGCCGCCGATTGTAAGCTCTGTGTCTTCTAGGCTCATTGCATATACGCTTGTTGGTCGTTGTAAATAGTTTCGCCCGTCCCAAGAACTTCCGCTGCTGTCTTGTAGTCACCCAGCAAGAAGTCATGGAAAGATATGCTGCCAGTGTTGGTAGCCCACTGGACGGAAAGGATGTCATTGGTAGCAGAGTAGGAAATGGAGGCTTCTGCCATTGACTGACCATAATCCTGTGCGTGTTGGTCGGAGATGCTCGTCAGGCTTTCGCTCTTGGACGCTGCCAAGAAAGCACCAGCCTCACGGGCATTGACGGCGATGTCTTCAAGCGACTGATTGTATTCAACAACAGTTTCCTGCTTCAGGGTTACATCGTTTGTCTCAACAAACTCCTGCACGGCAATCTGGTCTTCAACAGCATTTGTCTCTTGAGCGACTTCAGCTTTCTCAGCGACTTCCTCGACAACACTAAGCTGCACACTGGCGACAATAAAGTTGTCCACGGCATCGGATACCTTGACCATTGACTCCTCATACTTCTCTTCCAGAGCCATCTTGGTTGTGAAATAGAGAGCGTTCTGCACTCCTGCAAGAGCGTCATTATAGGCGGCTAGGTCTGCATCGTTAATGATGTATTGCTCGTCGTCCACTGCGCTATAGTCAATGATGCCGCCTACAGATGCGTAGTGTTCTGCGCCATACACTGCATAACGCCCCTGCTCTAGCTTTGCTGCGATTGTCTTACTGGCCTCAACCAGATTATCAATCGTTGTCTCTGCTTGTGCTGCGGAAACGCTCAGAAATGCTGAGATTGCTATCGCTGTCTTCTTCATCATCGCTTTCACCAATTCTTAGGATTTTGTCATAGTATGATTTACGGTCTTCATAATCAGGTATGAAAGTGAGGGGGTCGCGCTTCATAAGAAGTGTAGCCGCCCGACCCACAACGAGCTTGCCATTCACTGATATTGGGCAGGGTGTTGCACTCGCAAACATCGCCTTCCATGTCTCCAGAGATTGACACAGCCTAGCCACAGATGCAATAGACATGCCTTGTTCTTTCAATGCTTTTGCGTCTCTGCGCCTGTTGCACTCTTCGTCTTGCTTGTAGCCGCCAAGAGACAGGCCAAGCACGTTGACCTGCACACCCATGCCACGCCCTATAAGGCAGCTTTCAGAGCCACCAGACGGTGCGCTAGGCGACACAGCGGTCGGTGGCGGCGTTACATTAGATGCAGCACCAGCTCCGTTGTAATTGTTTGTGGTGGATGTCGATGGGTTGTTGCTGCTGACAGTGCTGTTGATGTTGCTCGTGTTCAGGTCGCCAGTCTGCTCATTCTGGGCGTATGCTGCGCTTAAACACAGCAAGGAAACTAGCAGGACACGGAGCATCTCATTTTATAGTTTCTGCATAATCAAGCTACCGATGCCGAATAATCCGACAACGGCGGCAAACGCCAAAGCTTCAATGCGCCACATACGTCTATCTAAAGTGTTAAGCTTGTCATCAACCATCTGACGAAACACCTTACATTCACGCTCATGCGCTTCGAGCTGGGCTTGCGTAGACATTTTATTTATCCTTACGGAGGTTGAGAGCTAACTTCTGCACAAAGTCATCAATCTTTGCGAGAATCTCATTGTCGCGCATAGAAGGTGTGACGTTAGCAATCGCTGATGCGGCTGCGATAAGTGCGGTAATCCAAGTAATAAGAGTTTCCATTAGTTTCTCCAAGAATTAATCTACATTCCATTTTATATTAACAAAATCCATGCCCTCTGTGTTAACCAAATTTTGTTGCGCTTCAGGTTTTCCACTTACGGAGGCTGTTATAGTTTCGTGAAGGCTTGTGTTTCTTAAAGTGCTTACCAAAAACCCACTAAGCCCTTGACTGCGATGAAATTGTTTAACCGAGTCCCAGAAGTCTGCATCATACCAATACGCTCTGCTGCCATCTAAATCTGGGCCAATTAACGCCACATGGTAATCAACAAACCCATCTGACTCAACTCCAGCAACCCAAACAACAACCTTATCGTCTTTCAAAACCTGAAGCTGATAAGGTCTATTAAGTGTTTGCTTTCGCAACCATTCTTTTCTATCAGGAGTTCCAATCATTTCTGAAACATTTTCGTCTGGCAATGTTTCTGCAATCAAATAGGATTCAGATTGCGAATACAAATCTTCAAAAGTATCCTCATTTGGCGCAAGATTATTTAGCGTGTAAGGCATGGTTTCTCCTACGGGTTAACCTTTATAGTTCGAGTTCCCGAAAGTCCAAAAACATTGGTTGAGTTACCAGTCCAATTCCATCTGGAATAAGTGCTGCTATTATCGGAGTAAGTTCCCGTAGAAAAGCCAGACCTACTTGCGGTAGTGAAGGTATATAATGTTCCACCAGATTCTTGAGTGCTAAATGATGTAAATGCAGTTGCGGAAAAAGTGCCTCGTATCTCAAAGATTACGTTTCCAGTATCAGTCCAAACAATTGTCATAACCTCAGGCGTTCCAGTAAGAAAATCAATGGTATCATCACTTAGCGACCCCATCCCTAGTCCCGAATTAAACCCAGCCTGCAAGCTCTTTACAATAGTTTGTGAGCCAACCGTCATAGTAGACGTCCAAGTAGATGGCCCAGAACTCGCTCCATAAAAACTACTGAACGTCATCTGACTGTTCGCAGCCGCACTAACCAAACCACGAATGTCAGTATCGTTCATCGAACATTGCGTGCCTGATGTGCCGCCAGCTTCAACGTGCAAATCGTCTAGGCTAATTTGACCACTACTTTGAAGAGGCATTTTCTAACTTCTCCACTTTTGCGCTGAGTTCCTTCACAGCTTCGACAAGCAAGCCAATCAACTGGTCATACTGCACAGTCTTATATGTCTCGCCTTCTTCGCCGTGGAACACAGCCTCATCCTCAATGACAGCAGAGGGGAGAACCTTCTCTACGTCTTGAGCAATCAGGCCAGCCGACTTGCGGTCATCCTTGAGGTAGGTAAAGGTGCAACCATTAAGCTGCTGCACTTTGGTCACTGCGTCCTCAATCGGTGCAATGTCTTTCTTGAGGCGAATGTCTGAGATGGTGGTGGAGTATGCGACTACGTTGCCATCGACGTGGAGGTCGCCATCGGTTTCGAGCCTCATATCTTCATTTGACGTGCTAGTAAAGAAACGCAACTCCCCACCAGAAGAGAGAGTTAAGCCCGTCCCAGAATAAGACCCAATCGACCCGACAGTTGAGTTGTCTTTGCGGAAATCAATAATGCTTCCGTCACTTGTTTTCCGATTGGCAATAATTGCTCTTGCACTAGTATTTGTAAAGGTGGCGTAGCTTGAGGGTCTAAGAATAACGCCATTAGCGTTGTTGTCTGCGCTGGTTTTCCCCACCAGCACAACTCCGCTGCTGTCGATGCGCATGCGTTCTGAGCCAGCAAGGCTGCTAAATGTTAGCGTATCAGCTCGTAAGCCGTCGCTGAGATAGAGGTCTCTCCAACGAGTAGCCGAACTGCCCAAATCTTTTGTGCCATTGTCATGCGGAATAAAGTCGTTTGTTCTCCAGCGGAATTTCACAGCACCATCAACAGCTAAATAACCCGTAGTGTTTTCTGAATTAACTATCAGCCTATTTGCGCCGTCATTATCAATCGACCCGACAGTTGTGCCGTCTTTGTGGAACGACACGATTTCGCCGTCTGATGTTTTTCGTGATACACGCAACGGCGCACCACCGTCACGAGTTAAAACAGCAACGCCGCTTGGTTGGACGTGAAAACCTACAGTTGTGGTTGCGTCGCTGGTTGACGTTTTCCCTACCAGCAGGTTCCCGCTGGTGTCGATGCGCATGCGTTCTGTGCCGCTTTCCGACATAGTTAGAACGCTTGAGTAATTTAAGGTCGAGTTGCCACCATCCTCTGCATAAACATCAAGCACGTTAGAGCCTGTAGTATTTTCAACACGAAGGCGAGTATTTGCTCCTGAACCCGAAACATGAAGCTGGCGGCTAGGCGAACTCGTCCCCAGCCCTAACCGCTCCGCACTTGCATCCCAGAACAGCTTAGCAGTTGTGCCTGTGTCTTCGTAGAAGGAGATGTCGCCTGTTGAGCCTGTAATGGACATACGCTGAGTTCCATCAGTATACATCTCAATGTTGCTTCCACCATCAGAAGTATCGCTGTCATAGTCAGCGTGAAGTCTCAGGTCTACAGAACTCTTTATCGCATATCCACTGCTACCCTGTTGTTCAATAATAAGTTCTTGCGTCCCTGCATTATTACCAAACCGTGCAAGTTCTTCAGTAGAGTCGGTTGCCCCATCAACAGTCAACCCATCAGCCGTGACCGTGCCAGTGACATCAATGCCTGTGCTGGTGGTTTCTAACCTAGCGGAATTATTATGATATAAATAAACACCTGCATCAGAAACAAAAAACGCTTTGTTTTCAGTCCCTGCCGCGTTCATTATTTTAAGTTGGTCAGCGAGTATGTTTAAATTACCTGTCCCTATATCTCTTATATAACTATTTGACCCATCGTGATAAATCTGCAAGTCAGAGCCAGCACCGAAGATGGCTTTGTCGTTGTCACCAAATGACAGGTCGCCCGTCAGACTAGCAGCAGCAAAAGAGGGGCTGGTCAGCGTGACAGTACCGTCATTCATGTCAGCCAAGTCAGCCATAAGCTCACGAAAAGCGTTGTTGACATCGGCAGGATACATTTGGTTTTCACCAAGCGGAACATCCTGAACATCCGTGTTGTTGGCTGCCGTATTGTCATATTGTGTGATATTTGCTTTTGTCATATCAGCCCTCTATCAGTTTTGGGTTACGCCCCTCAACGGCAGCAGCCATAATCTCTGTGTTTAACTCATTGGCCTTAACCATCTCATTGCGAAAGCTCTCAATAGCTGCGCCAGCATGAGATGTCTGACGACCATTTTCTATCAATAGCATAGGCAGCATAGACATGGAACAACCCCATTCAGAAACCTCTTCTCCCGTCTGGGGGTGAAGACCGCGAACCTCAATAAACCACGCACACTCCATTTGCTTGCAAGGCTCGAAGTTGTTAATCGGGCAGTTATGTTTGACCTCCAACTTCATGGTTTAGTCTTTCGCTGCGATGATTACATCCACATAGGAAACATCAAGGTCAATCGCCGTGCCTGTAAAGGTAGCGGTTGAGCCTGAGTGAGTGTGAGAAGACCCGCCACCAGTGCTGCTGGATTTACCCACGCTTGCCGAACCGCCGCTATCAGCCATCAAGTAAGCAAAGTCAGCACCATTGCCTCTATGTTCTTGGTAGGGGGCGTTGCTGGAAGTTAGGTTTGCCTGTGAAAGCGTAGATACAGTGTTTCTTGTAGAGCTGAAGGTAAAGTGAGAGTGAGAAGGTATCTCAGAAGTTGTCAAAGTGTGACCAGCAACAGTAACAGACACAGAACCAGCGGGGGTTTGACTTGCAAAGGCAGTCTCAAAGGCTACGCTACCGCCAGTGCCTACAGTGCCGCTTGTAATCCGAAGCGCCTTGTCATTGTGTGTTGTGTCTTTTGTCCAACCAGTAGGCGCAGCAGTCTGTTGAAACAACATCTTTGTGCCAGACGGGAAGGCGTCAATGGATACGCTGTTAATTGTAGCCGTGTCAAAATTAGGAGACACAAGGGAAATAGTGCCGTCATTAACATCAGCCAAATCAGCCATAACCTCGCGGATAGCATTGTTGATGCCAGCGGGACTACAACCCTCATCAATGTTTTGACCCTGCACATCTGTGTTAGATGCGGCAGCGTTTGCATAATCTCTAATACTATTCTTAGCCATAGTTTTATTCCTGTCCTATTTCTTCTGCAACATTGCCAGCGGCAAATGGCAATGAAGCCTGACCAGCCTCACCAAGAAGCCCGTATGTTCTGCGTGTAAAAGGCAAAAGGGCTGAAGAGTACAGCGGACTTGTAACTGCCGACAAAGCCAATTGTCTTCCCAATGGGCCAACATCTCTTCTAATTACAGCATCTGACAAAAGATTTGCGGCCATCAATGGAGCTGCGAGAGTTCCCTCTCCACCAGTTGAAAACACTTCCTGTGCGGCTAATGCAAAATCTTGCCCCTCTACCTTACCCCTAGCAGCGGCGCGAGGTGACATTGTGCGCAAAGTTTGGATATATTGCTGGGGGGTAAACTCGCCACCTTGACGCGCCCTATTAACAGCCTTTTGTATAGGAAGCATGTTTCTAAACGCTGCATTTGCACTTTGTAGGAGCTCAGAGCCAGAATTATCCTGTTGAGCCAAGAGAACTCTAAATTCAGCCTGAATATCCTGAAAAGCCGATGCAATATCATTGCTACCCTTAGAGCGCATGGATTTGGCGGCACGACCTAAGTCAGACTCAATTTTTTTAATTATTTTCGCATCAATTTTATCTACCTTATCTGCAATAGGCAGCTTACTAAAAAGTCTTTCATTTATTTCATTAAACTTTTTAAGGTCATCGCCAGTAAGGGTGGGTTGACTTTCAACTGCTTCGGCAATAGCACGCTGAACACCTGCTCGAAGAGTTTTCACATCACTAATAGATATTGAAGACAGTGCCTTTTCGTAGCTTTTATCAATAGCAGAAAACGCCTCATCAAAAGCATCAAAACCTGTTGCGCCCCTTGACACTTGTTCGCCAATAGGGTCAAGTGCGCGATTTATTGCAGCGCGACCAAATCCAGCCACAGCTTCTTGACGAGCTTCCTTGGTAGCTTGCTTTGTAAATGGCATAACATCCAAAACACCCTCAACCAAAGATGGAATAGAGATGCCTCCACCAGTTGCCTGAGATGGAGTGAGTGGGACACCCTCTGATATTAACTGCTTAGCCGCGCCAGTGACTCTTGGAAGAAGCGTTCCAACAGCCGCCCCACCCGCACCACCCAAAAGGCCACCTGTTGCAGCGCCGCGAAAAGTTTCCTCAATACCACTTTCTGCTGTCCCCGCACCATAAATAGCCCCCTCAACGCCAGCTGTTGCGGCAAGAGGAAAAACTCTCTTGGTTGTTTGCCTAAGGACATTTGGAACTCTATCAACAGCAGGAATGGCTTTTTCGCCAAAACGAGCCAAAGCAGATGATACGCTAGATGCAGCCCTTGGTGCAGCTCGCCCCGCCATTAAACGAGACCCCAACTTTCCAGCAGTCGCCGCAATCTTGGCAAAACCCGCAGGGCCAGTAAAAGCTGTTGGCAAACTGCCGACAAGCTCAGAAGCTAAAGCGTAACCCATATTTTCATCAGAAAACTTTTTAAGTTTTTGACGCTCCTGCTTAACAGCCTCCTCGTAAGTGATATCTTCTAAAGCTGACCGCGCTGCTGCAATAGCTTCATCAGAAAAACCAAAGGTTAACCCTTGAAGAGCTGCTAAACCAAGACCAGAGCCAAAAGAAGACTCATCTTCTTTAGTAGCAAGCCCTATTTTAGAGTCAAACTCAGACCTATCCATATCTGAGTAAAATTTATTGTAAAGAGCATCACCAAGCTGTTTGTCAGATAAGTCTTGATATTGAGGAAAATCTATGCGGATTTCAGATAAGGTCTTCATTAACGTATCCCCATAGGGTCATTGCCCCCTGATGTTAAGGGACTTCCCAAACTCACATCAGGTACATCAGAAACAAGCGCATCTAAATCAATAGCGTCAAAATCACCATATTTTTTTGCACCACTGTTGTAGAACATAATTCTACGCTCAGCCTTGCGATACAAGTCGTTCATAATATCCTTTGTCGCCTGACCAAAAACTTGCGGATTTGCGCGTAGGATGCTCCCTACATCGCCACCCATTCTTTCTAAGACACGAATAGCATCAAACTCTGTCATTACGCCACCGCCAACAACAGACTCTCGAATTTGACCAAGAAGACCCTGCTGGTCTGCAACAGAAAGTCTATTGTAAAATTGTCTGGGAGTTAGTTTTACATCTGCCCCCTCAAAAAAAGTTTTGATTGAGGACGTTACCTCGTCAATCTTGCCCTTAATACCAAACTCTCTTTCAGATAGGCTTTTCCTAAATCTTTTAATTGAGCGAATGGCATTTGCATCATCTTGAATTTTATCGCTAAGTTTGAGCATTTCACCAAAGGAAGGCATCCTTTTGGACTTCATCCCAGCAGACTCTGCAAGTTCGTAACGCTCGCTGTCAAGAACACTTCCTGTAGATGGGTCAACAAATTTACCGAGACTTTCATCAAACAGAGCAATAAACTCTCTACCCGTCTCTTTGTCCATGTGCTTAACTGGATGTTTCATAGAAGAAACACGACTAAGCTTAGACGCCCTAGCCAAATCAGCTTGAGCTTTCAGCGCATCAAGCATGGGCTTTTGCACAGCCGCTTCCTCGGCAGCGCGCAACTGAGGTAACATACCCGCAATACCCATCGGAGTAACAGGTTTTAATTGCGCGGGGTCAGAGGCCATCATAGGCTGGCTCATTCGTTCAGCTTCATAAAAACGCATAACATCAGGGATGTCGGAAATACCTTGAGCTAATGGCTCACGCAGCGACTCACCCAACAAGCCAGCGGCTTGACCAACGCCACGACCAACAGCTTGGCCAGCGCCAAGAAGACCAGAGCGAATATCAGAAAGAAGCGCCATCCTATCGTCCTCCGAACATGCTAAAATCTACTAATGGTTCATTATATGTAGGGACGTTAATAGCTGGTATGCCCGTCCCAGAACCAAAAGAAACAGTAGGTGCTTGGGGTGGTGTAGAGCCTAATCCACCAAGAAAGTCGCCCAAACGAGATGTGCCAGCTTGTATAAGCTGACCCCCAATAGCCCCGCGAGCAATATCACCAGCGCTGTATCTTGGTGCTGTATAGAGAGGACTTGTTGTCTGTGCACCAAAAGTAGCTCCGCGAATAAGGTCTTCATATTCACGCAATGCTTGAGCCTCTTGCTGACGGCGCATCAAGTCTTCTTGAGATAGCAAACCACCAAGCTGCAATTGACGTTGAATATCCTCAAATCCAAGCGCGCCAACCGTGGGAGCAGCCTGAACACCTGTTCCAAGCGCACCAATACCCAAACGCCCAACATCTGCAAGACCTCTGCCAGCTTCCATTTGACGTTGAATATCCGCTTGCTGGGCAGCAAGAATAGCTGGGGCAGCCGCAGCAGAAATTCCACGACCAAGAGCCTCACCAAACAACCCGCTACCTAAACGACCACCACGAGCAAACTGAGATGTTGCGCGTTGCACAGCAGGGGATATTGCGCTTTCTAAAGCGCCACGAAAGGCCTCTGTAGAGGTTGTGGCGGGAGCAGCAGCTAAACGCTGAAAGACCTGCTGTGCGGGAGCAAGAAATGTTCCAGCGCCACCAAGGAGCTGACCAGCGGCACGCTGCGCCTCTGGGACAAGTGGCGCTCCTGCTTGAGCCATTCCAATACCACGCTGAATAGCCTGTTGCTCAATAGGAGAAAGAGTTTGATACTGACCAAGCTGGCCTGTTTGAAACAAACGCTGCGCCTCACCAGCAGCCTCTTCAAACATAGGCTGGGCATATGCAGGAGCTTGCTCTGTTGTCGTTTGCTGACCAACCCTTGGAGCTTTAGGCTTGGGAGACAATAAACTCCCTACCACCGCAGGCGCTACTGCTGAAACTATTGAACCCATTTTAAAGTTCCTTCTCAAAAACTCTGGTGCGCTCTTTGTAACCGCCGAGAGCTTTGCCCCAGCCAGCGCGTCCATTTATCAACACTTTACTACAGCCCATATCTTTTGCCAAGTTTTCTATATGTTCTGTCATCTCAATTAATTCCTTCAAATCTCCACCAGCAAGATAATAAAGAAGGGCTTTTGCCTTATGTGTTTCCATCACCTGAGTAACTATTGCGCTTCTTTCGCCAACCCATAAGTCTGCCTCATTTTTAGCCAATGAATCCCTGACGTCGTTTATATCAGACATACCATCGCCATATTCTAAGGCATCAGACAAATACCCCTTAACCTTATTCCAATCCTTACTGTCTCCCCTGTAAACCATTAGCCTATAATAACGTAACCAATATCCGTATCGTGACCATGATTAATGTGACCAACCACAAAGCTACCATTCGTACGAGAGCTAATCCACGGGTGAGAGTGTGTAATGTCGTGACCAAGACCGACAAACAAGATAATGCTATTAACACTTGCTCGGCGGTCATTAACGGTTGTTGTTGTGGTGTTGGCGCTAATCGTAAACTCGCCTGTAGAGTTAATCTTACCTTCCATAATGTTGTTTACCACTTCAGAAATCTGACGTGGTGAACCACCTTCTTTGGGAAGATTGCGGAACTGATTAGCCATTATCGACGACCCCTAATCTGACCATCAACATCAATACCCTGAACATTTGTCCAGCTCCCACTCAGGTTTAAGCGCACACGATGAAAACGGCCAGAGGAACGGACTGGACAGAAGTTATCACTGTTTAGCGTCGAAGCTGTGCCAAAGCTAACTTCAGCATTGTTAGAGTCACGGGAGGCAACTTGTGCAGTAACCGTAAGAGTTGTTCCGCTATCATTTTCAACATACGGAATAACATTATTAACAAGGGAGCTGCGACCAGCTTGTAGGTCAAACTCACCAGTCTCAACAATCGCATCAAGATTGTCACCAGTGAATGTTTGAATTTTTTTGTCTTTTGCACCAGCAAAGAAAAACTCCCCGCCCTTGTAGACTGACGAGTCAAGTGAACTAGGGAGAGTGTCCAGATTGCTAGAAATAGTAGCAAGACCTTCAAGAGTATAGCCAGCAGTGAATAGGGAAGCCATAGCATCCAAACCAATATTAGCAGTACTCCAGCTATCCGTTGCATAATTATAAATAATCAATTCGTCAGGTGCGCCGTCTCCAGAATCCACGCTAGGATAAGACCAAACAACAATCTGACGGGAAGGGTCAACAACGGCACTCATTCTGGCAGAGTTGTTTGACTGAAACCTTTTCAAGAAATATCTGTTTACCTTTTCTGCGCCAATAGGCTTGGAAGACTGACCGTCAAATACATAAAAACCATCATCAGAAAGATAAAATACATTGCGACCAACAGAGGCAACCGAACCAGAAATCTTACAGCCGCGTTGTAGCTGAACTTTATCAAACTCAAACACAAGCGGAGAGCCAACATACTGTGCGCGTACAATACCTTTCTCCATTAAAATAGTTGCATATTCACCACCGACAAGTCCAGTAACAGCACCCATATCTGCAATGTCCTGAAAGTCAGCTTGTGTGTCTGCACTTACAGCCCAACTATCATAATCACCAATACCAGACCACCGAACACGATATGGTTTCTCACCATCCGTAGTGTCATTAGTATAGCCACACATAACAAAGTCACGCACAACAGTAATAAACTTCGCCTTGGGAGGAGAGCCACCTAAGTCTGCAAATCTACCGCCAGCAGCAGCCGTTATTGTTTGTATGGGGTCGCTGTAATTAGTTGCAATTACATCCTCACCAAATGCAACAAATTTCCAAAAATAGCCAGTGCCAGTAGAGTAAGAAGCATCGCTAGTTTTTGATATATCTGTCAGACTGGAGTCTGTTGCATTAAATTTATAAAGAGAGTTTTCGTCTCCAACATAAATAGCCGCAGACGAAGAATCGTCTTTCGCGGCAAACATACCGCGAATAAACTTATTTGAAGCGCCAGACAAAGGCAGAACGTCTGGAAGGCTTGTATAGCCATTCGCAGCAGGAACTACATTTGTTGCTACGGTTGCGCCAGCATTTCTATACGGCGGCTGGTCAGGTAAAAATTGTCCTAGCTTAATCATTGTTCATTCCAACTCTCTGAACCTTCAGACTGCACAGACCAAGTTTCTGTTCCACGAGAAACTTCTGTCCAAACTTCCGAACCCTCTGTTACAACAGACCATACCTCAGAACCCTCTGAAACAACAGACCAAGTTTCACTTCCCTCTGATACTATAGACCAATCCTCTCCCAAAATCTCTACATCTGTTTCCGTAAAAGTAACAACTGTAGATAGCGCAGCAGCACCTATAAACTCGCCAGTAGCAGCAGCATCCATCAATGCCTGTGTCGCAGGTGTTGCGGTTGCTGATACAACTATACCACCAGCGGCAGTCATTGTTGCTGGGCCTGCAACTAAGGACGCACCAAACTGAACTCGAATACCATCCGCAGTAATGGTGGCAGTAACATTTACGTTACCCTCACCAAACTGTATGCGTATGCCATCTGGGGTTATGGTAGCTGACGCAGATATCGCAGCATTACCAAATCTAATCCTAATAGCAGAGGATGATACGGTTGCAGATGCAGAGGGTGTAGCCTCACCCTCTCTAATTGCTAATGTTGTCCAGAAGGAAGCATCAAGCAACTCTTGACGCATTTGGTCAAGATTGCCATAGGCGTTTAGTTGGTCAAGAGGTGGGCCAACAACATCGGCCATGACTAAGCAGCCGTGATGTCAACGCCTGATGCAGCAATCTTAAAGATGTCGCCATCTGCGATTGTCTTAGATGTTGTCAGCGCAGAGTGAAAAAGAAGGTTGCCACCTGACGAAGCATCCCAAAGACCGATATGAGTAATCGTGCCAAAGTCTCCACCAGATGCGGCGGGGAACTCAACAGCAGAACTGTTTGATGCAGTGCCAGATGAAGAAGCGCCAAATGTAATGGTTTGACGTGCATACCCGTTACCGCTTACCTCTGTGCCTGTGCCAGCATCGGTGGGGTCAGCAGTGTGTAACGCAACATAAACATTTGTTGGCGAAGACGTGCTAGACGTGCCAAGAAAATGGTCGAGAAACTTGTTCTCTAAGTAATCACTCATTGCGCTCATGTCAGCTCTCCATAGTCAGATTTCATTTGAAGAGCAGAACCAGCTTGTTTGCTTCGCTCTTCTTCGCGCTTAACTTCATCAATAGCCCGTGTGAACAATTGTTCATAAACGGTCGTTTTTTGGTCGTCCATCAAATATACACTAGCAGCGGCTAAAGCTCCATAGAGATATGCGTCAGGGTGACGAGTCAATATTTCATTTGTTATGTTGCTGTCAGAAAGGTCAGGAACACCCTCCATGTAAACAATCTCTGCGGTGTAGGCAGAGTCAGGTTCGGGAGCAAACTTAATCTCACCGCCAATAATTGTGTAAGCACGCGGCTTACCTTGTGCGTTGCTTGCATACAATTCGTCCAGCTTTGCTGGTGTATAGTATTCAAGCACTTCTTTAGGTGATGTATTTAGCTTTACCAAACGAATAGAACGTAAATCGGTAGGGAGCGAAACATACGCATCACCAGATGTCAGCGTTGCTGTAGCGCGTTTCTCTTGGCTACGAGCGTTCATCTCACGAGACATGCGAGACTCAGCAAGAGAAATAAAATCAGGGATTTGTGTAGTCAAATCATCACGAGCCAAAAAATTGGCAATGGATGTCTTTAGCTCGGAATAATTTGTGATAGCCATTATACTCTACCGCCACTTGTTCTAAAGAACCTATTATCATAATCATTGAGCCATTTTTTCCAGCCTTTAGGGTTATCTTTAGGCTGTCCTAGCTCTTGGATTAGCTGATGATACAATGCTGTGGGTATTTCCGCAACCTTCTGTTGGTGTCTTTGAGTATTACCTTGAAGGCTACCAGAACGGTAGTCATTGCGTTCATCGCGGTTATTAGCAAGAAGAGCGTCAACATTCTGACTGCTCTCAAAAATCATTTTACCGTCTTCGTCAAAATGTGCCCACGTTTCCTTACCCGTGACCTCATCTTTTTGTACGAGTCGTTTCTTCATCTTTCTCCCCTAAAGTGAACGGGGGTAGCCGAAGCTACCCCCTAGACACATTACGACAAGTCGTAAACAGCGCCGTGTGCTTTCGGAGCTGAAACTTTCAGCGTCCACTCAGTGATAATCTGGAACTTCTCAGAGTCGCCAGTTTTCGCCAAGTCTTGAACCGCAAAGTTACGATTCGGCAGTGTGCAGATAGAAGCATAATCGCTATCCAACAGATACACACGGTCGTCCGAAGCAAAACGGTCGATTACAACGTCAAGCTGACCAAAGTCGGACAGATACAGGCTGACCGAACCAACGATAGCTGCTTCACGCGGAGCAGTGTAGTTGATTTGGTTGGTTGCAACTGAACCGCTGTTCAAGTCGCTGAAAGCGGCTTTCTTAGCAGGAGAAACAACCAGCATGTTCGGCTGACCACCATCGGTGTAAGCAGCTTGCATGGCAGTGTCGATTTGAGCCAGAGTCATGGCGCGGTTCGTACCAGCCATATCAGGAACATCCGTGCCGTCACCAGTAGCAGCAGAAGTGCCAGAAGCATCTTCTACGTTGGTAATCCAGCTTGACAACGTACCAGCTTTACGCGGGTC